GTTTGTGCAAATTTTGCTTTGTTAATATCCATCTCTTGCTGAGCAGCAAGCAAGGTTAATTGATTAGCTTTTGCTTGCTGACCAAACTGATAGCCTTTAAGGACATTTCCTACATAATCTGGTACTTGTTGCTGAATTAATTCTGGCATTAATACCCCATTGAAGATTGACCAGAGTTCATAAATGCTCTTGAATTATACTGTCCACCACCTGTTGAGGTAAAGCCAGAAGGTGATTTTGGTTGTGAACCCATGCCTTGCATCCCCATTCCAAACATTCCGCCGCCAATTTGACTCATTCCGCCACCAATAATATTGCCCATTTGAGCATCTCTATTAGCCATAGCCATTCCTTGACCTAATATGCCTTGTTGGGAAGCATTTGCCATATTAGAGCCAGCGAAAAGCTCTGCATTAGCCATTCCTGTAGCAGATTGTTGACCCATGTTAGCAAAATTTTGTAAATAATTAACTTGATTGCCAAATTCTTGCGAAGCTGTGCCTTGGGCATATTCTTCAAGAGCTTTCATTGCTGCGCCTGATTTTAAGCCGCCTTTGGAAGCTAATAAATTTTGAATTGAGTTTTGACCTTGATTTAATCGGAATTGATAGCCCGGAGATTGTTCTAAGCGATTTTGTGTTGCCGCAGGGTCTCCAGTAAGATATTGTTGAAGTAAACTTAAACCACTTCTTCCAGCTTCTTCATAAGGTTTGTAATAAGACAAAGCATTATCTCTGCCTTGACGCATTTGTGTAAGGTAAGCATTCATTGCGTTTCCTTGTGCCTTTGCTGCTCTTTTTGATGATTTATTACCAAAATAGCCTTGAGTCACCATGCCGCCACCAACTAATGCTGCGCCACCTATTGCTACTGCTGCGTAAGTCATTATTTATCTCCTATTAAAATTTCTTTATTAATCCAAGACAAATCGCTTTCATGCACCATTTCTTTTTCTAGGTCTTCGACAAGTGTGTTTTCGCTACGATGAATAGTCGACCATATAGTCTCTTCGTGGACATATATTAAGCGCTTTGTACCTGCTTTTGAAATCCATGTTGCAGGGGCTTTTATGCGAGTGACTCCTTCGTCAGTCATAATCGTTACTTCACCTTTGGACAAAATGCTAGTGTGATCGAAATTGTGAACCTTGCCAGTTAGGATTATATCTTTAGGCAGGGTTATTTGGCGAGTATATGTGTTATTGCAGATGAAATGCTCTAAGGGAAGTTCTTTTGCAGCTTGCTCTGTGCCTTCAAAATAGTTTTTGAGGTAATATTCTGCTAATTCTATTTTTTGTATATTGGACAGAACTTCAATGTCCTTGCTGTATTTTTCTGCCATTATTGGCAAGTTGAAGCAATTGCTATCTTCAACTTTTTCTACTAAATTTTCATCTGAAATTGTTGATGGCTCGACCATGTCTATTTGAGTTCTCTTTGCTAGCAATCATCATTTACTCAAATGATGCTCAATTGTTAATATTATTTTTTTAGATGGCAAGAATTATTTTTTCTTGCCGCCTTTTTTAGTTCCACATTTTGCCATATGTTTCATTGATTTTTTTTCTGTTTTAACTGGTTTCTTTTTCATAATTTATCCTGTAAATGGTTCTGGCATTACTTCTAGTCGCTTTGCCTTAATTGTTGTTTTACCTTCTAAAATTGCTTTTGCTACTCTATGCCAACCATCGCAAATATAACCAGTTGAATCAATAATAACTGGATATTTTAAATCTGCTTTTTCAACTCTTTTCCAATGGTACAGAAAACTAGTTAAAGTTGCTTGGCAATTGTTTTACCTTCTAAAATTGCTTTTGCTACTCTATGCCAACCATCGCAAATATAACCATTTGAATCAATAATAACTGGATATTTTAAATCTGCTTTTTCAACTCTTTTCCAATGGTACAGAAAACTAGTTAAAGTTGCTTGGCAAAGAGCATGGTTCATATTAACGCCAGCAAGTGGAAGATCAAATTCTTCTAAACCTTCCGCTGCTTTAATTAAATCTTGGACTTCGTAATTTTTATCGCCAATAACATAATTGCTATCTAAATAATGGAAATCGTCAATTTTGATTGGTTTCATATTTAATCGTAATTAGGCACTGGCACGTTAATAAAATTGTCCGTTGTCTCTGGTCTAGCGTCAGGTATTGGTTGAGGAGTTGGATAAACAATTTGAGTATCTTGTGGTTGTCTCCTTCTCCAAACTTTAGTCCAAACCAGTTTGCCGTCCCATTCGAGACGGCATTCTGATCGCCATTTTTTAAAACCAGTTCTATCGCAAATGACTCTGTAATCCATTCTAGTTTACCTGAATTAACAATTCCGCACCAGAAGAATAAGAGTTAATTTTAACTCTCATTGCTTGAGGAACAACAATGTAGTTTCCGTTTTTAGAAGTAGTGGCATTAACCAGAGCTGAATCATCCTGATCTAACCAATTAAAAGTTCTATCGGTTAAACTCTGAATATCATCATTAGTTTGCTGCACAGTATAACTTATCGTTCCTGTTACAATAAAAGTCAATCCAACCAATCTTTCGTTTCTATCGGAATAACTTCTTTTCGTAGGAATAATTTGAGAAATAGCTTCGTCAACTGGACCAGCTTTAGTGTTGGTTCCAACAGCTCCACTTGCAGAAATACTTTGAATTGAATAAAAATAATTCGTTGTTTCTACGGTGTTGTTGTTTGGGCCAGCAATAGTTTCAGAAATAGCAATTGTCTTATTTTTGTCTTGATAGCCAGAAACAGTAAAATTTACTCCTGAAATATTTCCAGTTGATGCAAAACCAATTTGTTTAGCAAATAGATCTGGCGTGACCCACCCGTCACTAGTAACTCCAGCTCCGTTAAGAGTGAAGTTGCCAGCGCCACCTAGTGTCTGATTTTGGAAAACTCCATCATCATCAACATCAGCCAAATCCATGTTTATTTCGATTCTACGCATAGTTTGCTCCTAATTTATCTTTCTTTAGCTGCAAAAATGTAATCAACAGACATAGTTTTAGCTACAGCTTCGCCGTTCTGAATACCAAAAGAGATAGTTAGTTCTTCGTCATTAGGAAGGTTAGTTGTTGCTAATTTGCCTAAAACAGTTGGATTTAAGCTATTAGTTGAAGCCGCATAAACAACTTCGTCAACGCCATTGTAGTAGAAACCAACAGTGATATAGGTTGCAGCAACAACAGTAGCGATCGCAGTCGCAGTTGATGCAGTTGAATCTTTTACAACGACAAAATCTAGGTTAGCATCTCCGTCGTCTTTTCTAAAATAAACGCCATCAGTTACAGCCAATGGAGTTGTATCAGTAATTTGAAGACCAATAACTAAATCAGACTGAGTTGCATCAGAAACCGCAAATCTTGCTTTAAAAAACAATTTTTTGCCAGCTTCAAACTTAAATGATTCACCAACTTTTTGCAAAGCAACTATATCATCGTCTGCTGCTGAGTTAGTAAGCAAAAGCACGCCACCATCAACATTAGTTAGTGCTTGAGTTGCTCCAGCTTGAGTTTCAGTAACCGTCCAATTGCCTGTGTGGTAAGCGTCAAAATCGTTAAAAAAAGTGTGCATTTGGGTTGGATCCAATTGGATCATTTGTCCCAAAATGTTTTGAGCGGTAATGTTATTAACGCCTTTAGTAAAATTTGTAGTTGGCATAAAAAATAAAATTTAATTGTAGGGGGAATTTCACCCCCTTTTACCCAATAGGACAACAGTTAAAGGAATTAAACGCCTTCAGAAGCGAAGTAACCACGAGGATCAGTCACGCCGATAGCGTAAGAGGTCATCATTTTGTATTTCTCGTCACCAGACTCGAAAGCGCCATCGTTGCTAAATTCGCCTTGAACAGCGGTAATCATTTTAGCACCTTCTGGAGCATCAGTTTTGATATAGTAAGCATCATTTGAAGTCAAATGAGGATTTACAACAACGCCTTCAGAGAACAATCCCATGTATTTCATAGCATTAATATCGTTATTAGCGGTATTAACACGAAGTTGAGATTCAAGAATACGAGTTGCTTCAAACATCAAAGCAGATGGAACTTGAAGAAGAATTGGTTTAATTCTTGCTTTGATTCCTCTGTCGTTGTTTGTTTCTTTGATTTGAGTGCATAGTTCTTCTAAAGCTTCTTCGCAAAGATCTTGTGGAGTTGCTAAAGTGTTAGAAAAAGCACCAGCACGGCTTGGGTGATCGGTAGCAAAGAATTTCTTGCCATCGCCGAAAGTGTAGTTTGAATCAAAGCCATTGTTGAAAAGATTCGCAACGTCAACTTCTTTAGTCTCACGAAGAGAAGAAGAAAGATATTCGTTACCTTTAGCAACAACATCAAGATACTTACTAAACTTACGAGCTTCCCAAGAAACTTGGAAACCCAAAGCGCGAGTTCTTTGGTTGTAGGTTGAAACGTATCCTTGAGTCATTGAATCATAAGAAACGCCAGCACCTTCGTTTTTAGTATTGAAAAGACCAAAAGGGCTTACCAATACGTCTCTGTCGAATTGCTCGTCAGTAGTTGACATTTTAACCAATTTAGCGGCTAAAAGATCGTCTTCTGTGTAAGAACCCCAATAAGTAGTAATACCGGGCTTTAATGAAGTAGGAATAGTTCCTGTTACAATAATAGACATTTTTTAAATAAATTTTTAATTAATAATTAGATACCAGCTTTGCCGTTGGCTTCTGTGTGATTGTTGATAATAACAACCCATTTAGCGTGCTGACCAATAGCATTTTCAGGAGCGTCAAGAAGACGTTTGATTTTTAATTGGTAAGTTGCATCGGTTGCAGGAGTAGATGTATCCAATTCAGCACCAGACAAACCAGTTGCAGTTGAACCAGATTCAGCATAAACCACGTTGGCATTCAAACCAACAGAAGTAACAGCCAAAGGAGTTCCGGCAGATTCTTCTTGAACTAAAAATTCTTGGAATGGGCTGTCAGCAACAATAGCAACTCTTTCAGTTGAAGCTGTGTTATAGCTTAAAGTTAAATTGCTTGGGATAGCTTCAAAACCAATAATAACACCAGTGATAGCGTTAGCATCGCCAGCAGTTGCTTTGTTGATTTCAGGAAGAGAGCCAGCAGGATATAACTTGCCACTTGTAAGAACGTTAGCAGTGTTAGAAGTACCAGTTTTTACTACAGGGTCGCCGATAAACAATGCAGTTGCATAGCTTGCAGGAATGTAGTAAGAGTTTTTAGGAATCTCCACGAAAGGAGAGTTCTTAAGCGGCGTTAAGCCAGCAGGAGTATTAGCGTTAGCCATAGTTTAATTTTAATTTTATCTTGTTATGAATTTTTGTGAATCTTGTTTCACATAAGTTGAAGAACCGCTTCCCAAATCCACATTTTTCATTTTTTCCAATGCTTCATTGTTTTGGTCTTCTATTCTTTGTTTATTGTCTCTCTCAATTTGAGCATCCATTTCCTCAGAAATTTCCAAAGCGTATCTCATAAATGTTTCGCCTTGTTTATTTGTACCACCTCTTATTGGAGCAATTTCAATGCCGTTTTCATCGGTAGCTGGTCTGTATCCCAAATCGATCAAATTTTGAATGCGATTTGGAATGTTAGAAGAAACCCATCTGCGCTTAAAGCCTGCTTTTTTAGGCAGGTCAGAAATTGCGCCACTTCTTTTTAAAGAAGTACGAGGAGTTCTAATAAATTCTTTTCCATCTGGTAATTTTACCACTTCAACGTCTCTGTTAGTAGGTCTTGCCGCTCTTGAATCTTGAATATCTAATCTTTCAAGAGAATGTGTTTTTGGATTTCTATTTGCTTCTTTCATGTTTTTTCCTCAATTTTTATTTAAAATATTCTTTAATGGCTGTTTGTTGCATTTTGGCAATTTTCTCTTTGTCGAAGTTGTATCTTTTAGCAAAAAACTCGCAGCTTTTTCTAATTTCTGCTGGCAAATCGTTATAAGAATTTTGTTTTCTAGTGTTTTGAACTCCCCTTACTCCTGATTCAACTCTAGGAGCTTTAGAAGAACCTAATTTATCACTAAAACGACTTTTGATTTCATCGCTTACCAATTCTAACCTTTCTTCCAAAGGGATTCTCTCGGATAAAGTGCCAAAATATGCCGTTGCAGAAGCCTGTAGAACCTTGTCTTCATGAAACCAAGTGTTATCCGCAGTCCAATTATCAATCACAGATTTATCATCACGACTAATTTGGTTTCTAGGTTGCTCAATTTCAGGCTCTTCAAAAGAAATTTTGTTTTTCTCAAGTTCTAAGCGTTGTTTTTGAATAGCTCTTACTTTGGAAACATCGCCTTCTAAAATAGCTTGCTCTTCAGCTTCTTCTAAAGATTGAAATTTATTCTGAGTTTTTTCTTCGTAAGCAATTTTTTGAACATTAAGCATAACGTCCATTTGCTTGCGAAGTTCACTCATTTCTCTTTCAAGAGCGGTTTTTTCAGAAGCTAGTTTCCTATTTCTTTCATTCAGAATAGGAGTTTCTCTTTCTTGAATAGACAAAAACTCTTCTGCTGATTTGTGAGGCTTAGGAGTTCCATCTTTAAACTTTCCTTTAAAGAATTTGCCAGTTCTCCAACCTCTATCCCAAGCGTCCTTTTCAGTATCAGACAGGGAAGCATAAAAAGCTTTTTCCTCTGTGTTTCTGTCAACAAATTGGTTTTGTTGGACTGGTTGCTCTACTTCAAGACTTTCTGATTCTGACTCTTCCATATCCTCAAAGATGGGATTAGAAAGAGCTTCTTTTGATCCATAAAGTTTTGAATCATCTATTGTTGTTGATTGGTCAATTACTGGCATATTTCCTCATTTATTTGCATTGCTAAAATGTCTCTGTCTAAAATAGAGCGATATTCCTTTCCGTCTTTTGTTTGGTCTTTAGATATTCTATAGCCGCAATAAGTAGGAATAATAATCTTATCACCAACACTTGGTTTTTCTTTCCAAGTGTTGTCATCAAAAGCTTTTGCACCAAAATCAATAATGGTGGCAATTGTTTTAGCTTGTTGCTGGTCTTCTAATGCTTTAGTTGGCAAAATAATTCCGCCTTTTGTTTTTTCTTCTACCACATCTGGTAAAATCAAAATTCTATATTCTAAAGACTTCCAACCAGAAGTATTTTTAATTTCCTTACTCACTCAAACCTCCATGAAATAAATTCAGCAGTTCTTCTATCGTGTTCTCGTCTTTTGTACCGAGATAGTTAGAAATTTGTTCTAATGCTTCACAACCGCCTAGGGCGCTCAATATAAGGTCTTTATTAAAATTGCCTTGCTGTCCTATGTAATTGTGCGCCATGTTGTTTAATAACTTGCCGCGTGAATTTGTTAAAATTCTTTTGAATTTTAATGCTGCTGGATCGTTTAACCAATCCTTTAACTCTTTCATTTCGATTTGACTCATGTTTTTACTCAAGGTTGTTATTATTAAATATCAGCAGAGGTTTCATCCTCCTTTTCTGTTTCGGTTGTAGGGATTTTAACTTGCTGATTCTCTAGTTTTCCTAGCACTACTGCCGCTTTAAATTTTCTTTCTTCTTTGCGGTCTTTTATTTTTTCCAGCTCTACTGCTGCCTTAAATTCCATTTCTTCTTTGCGATTATTAGTTTCGTTTTGTCTTGATTCGGCATCAATCATGTTGTCCAAAACGTCTAATTTATCTTTTGTTTCTGCTATCTCAGTGTCTTTAACTAATTTACCTGCTTGAGCATAGTTTACTAATACTTCTGAGTCTGATTTAGCGGCATCTTTTTGGAATTTAATTTGCTCAAATTCTAATTTTGCAGTTTCAATCTGCGTTTTGGTTTGAATTTCCATGCGCTTAGTTTCTTCTTGTGTCATTGCAACTTCCATAATTGGATCAGGTTGCGGTTGTGGGTTAATGATAAATTTGTCAAAGTTTTCAATTCCAGCAGTTTCAAACACTGTTTTGTGGAGTAATAATTGATCGACCATAGGCGAACCGATAAAGCCCATTAAGAATTGAGCTTTAGCAAACTTTTGCATTGATATGACATTTTCAGGATTTGCAACTGGAACAATATCATAACCTTTTAATGAAAAATCTTCTTTAACACTTGGGCTTTCAAAAAGCTTGATGTCTAAAATTTCTGCATATTTCTTTTGCGATAGATATTCTGAATCTAGTTCGTAGAAAATGTTTAATTCCTGACGCAAAGAATTGTAAATCCGCATAAATACAGACTTAAATTGCTTCTGCCCTTGTTCAGCCATTCCCATATAAGTAGTGGCGGCAATGTTTCCTGCGTTCTCACCAGTCAGAACATCTCTCAAAGAACCAAGCTCTTTTCCTGCATTTACAAGATATTGCATCAATACAAATAGCGTTTGTGAAGGCTCAGGAACTGGTAAAGGGACAATCGCATCACGGATATTTCCACCAAAGCTTTCAACCATCTTCCATTCAGCAGGACGAAAAGGTTTCATACCGCCAGCCATATTAAGAGACTTAGAGATAAACCCGCCACCAGTGTTTTGAAGTGTACCAGCGTCCGTCAATTGGTTAATTGAGCTATTGATTGCTGAATTGATGTTGAATAATAGATGCCCTAAGCCAACACCATAAAACGAACCATCAGGGGACGGGGTAAAAATATAGCGCACAAAAAAGTTTATTGCTTTGATGCTTTGGATTTGACCCTTTTTATTCTTCTTAACGTCTTTTTCGTGGAATCTTTTAACTAATTTGACAAGTTTGTTTGAAGCTTTGTGAATTACTGCAATGTAAGGCTCGGAGTAACCATCATTGTCTAAATCAAATCTTGTATGTTGCTCTAAGAACATAACTAAACCAGCTTGCGCTTCGTCGGAAGTTCTTTTCTCGTCATTCTTATCAAGTCCGTTGGTGTCGGTTGCAGAATCTTGAGCGTCAGGATCAAAATCAAAATCAATGTAATCACCAGAGCGAATTGATGAAACAACATCTTGCGGGTATTTCTCAATGATATGCGTTACAGGAGCTTCAAAAGAAGGAGCAAAGTCGTTTAGAATTAATTTATCAGGATAAACCAAGCAAGAGTAAATCTTCTCTTCGTTTGAATCCCAGTAATTTTTTTTAAACATTGTGCCAAGTGATCCAAGAGCATTGAACAAAGCATCCATATCTTGCTCAAAATTTTCAATCTCTTCATTCAACTGATAATTCATAGCAGTTGCGATTCTTTGTCCGCGCTTAAGTTTTGCGCCTACGTTTTGAATTGCTGGCAAGCCCGTTTCATCAAGTGTCGCAACAGACCCATCATCATTACGCATCTCGTTGCCTTCGATATCTTTCATTACTTCGCCATCATCATTGCCAATTACTTTAGCTTTTACAATGTTTCCATCTTTGAAAATTTCAGGGTAACATTTTGCGGCAAATTCAACGCAAGCGGTGGAGATTAAGGGAAAAATAACATTTGAAGAGCCTTCAAAAGGAAAGGAGCGCTTTTCTGATTGTGAGAGTGTGTAACGGATGATTTGTTGAAGCTGCTTTTGCTTCTCGCTTCTTGATTGTAAATCTGTATTGTAACGTGTATTGACTTTGTTAGCAATAGACGCGCGCATCTCTTCGGACAATATCTCAGCGAGATTATCGGTTTCTAGGATAGTTTTAAAATCTAAATATTGGGCAGCGTCTTGAGTAAGCAAGTCTATTTTTGCGTTTCGTTTACAATACATTTACTCAAGATGCTCTCAGATAAATTCATAATATTTTTAATGTCAAGTGTTATTTAATACCCTGTTATTGAATTTCTGTTGCTCGCATTCAAATACTCTTCATAAGCCCAATCATCAACAAAGCCTTTTTGTTCTTGTGCGTAAGTCTCTAGTCGATGAATTGAAGCCGCAAAAGTCTGGAAAGCATCAGCGCCATTTGAGTTAATATCATGAAGCGGCTGATCCATGAAGCAACCAAGCTTATCATTGAACTTCTTGCGATATTCTCTCAGTCTTCCAATGCCAGTCTCGCATCTCTTTTGATCAAACCAACAACGACTTATTACTGCCCTTGCTTCATTGATTGAATCCATTTTGTTTTGGGCGCGCGTTATCTTCTCGAATCTAAAGCCAAAGTTTGCGGCAATCTCTATCCCATCCTTTCCGTCGTAGTAAGAACGCTTTGCAATATCATGCGGTGCAAAATGCTTGCCGTAGTTGTAACTTTTTTCTTTTAATATCTTGAAGTAAAAAGGAAGCGGCTCCTCAGACATCTCGTAGTAATCAACAATCATAAAATCATAACCTTTCTTCTGAAAGAACCAGATGCAAGTTGTGTCGTTAATTCCCAAGTCCCAAGCTGTGTGTATTGGTAACATCTGATCTATCCCAACCCTTCCAATTCTTCCATCTTGTTCTGCTTTGATTAGTTCCTTTGACCAATACGCACCAACAATTGCCTTTTGGAATGCTTCCTTTGAATTGCTCGGAAATTCTTGCTTCATCAA